GTCTTTAATAATGCGTACAAGATCCCGTTCAATACCTCAGATAACGCCCCCCGCTCTGATCCAGAGTTTTTCTGGTACGATGAAGGACGGTCGTGATACAGGCCTGGTACTTGCCAAGCCTGTTACCATGACATCTGAACGTACGAGACAAGTCAATGTCAACTTACCTCCACAAATGAGTGAAGTTATGGTTGATTCTGACCTGCCTCCGAACAAGGATACTGTTAATAACGTCTCACATAAGAAAGTCGACGGTCCGACATTCGTGTCTGAACCGTTTGTATCTAATGTGGGGACTCTATATCGCGACGATCCTCCCTTATGGGGGCGTCAAGATTATTACTGCTCTGAATTAACGAGCAGTGTAGAGCCTGGTTATGAAGCATGGGTACAGTCTGATTATGTGTCAAGATGGCACAACATCGGACTTACAACCTCGTTGCAAACGTTGATTGGGTTGCCTGAGTCTAAACTCGGACAGCTTCCCGCTCGCATTGTTAGGCGTATGGAGGATATCCATGCGTCGACTATAGCTATCGAGTCTAGGGATCTTCCCGAACTCGCTAAGCTATTCAATCGTCGCGGAGCCTTAACTGAACTTGCACGTGACGCGCTTCGTTTTTTACAACGTAAGCCCGTCATCCTTGATAAGGTCGCTTTAACTAAGCGGCTCAAGGAGTTACGTGAGAGCGGTCTTGGCCTCCACTATGGTTTGTTTCCGACTATTGCCGACGTCAAAGCTATTAACCAAGAGGTTAAGCGCGGCGTCAGAGGTAGACGACGTGAATTCGTCGTCGCTCTCAATGGCAGTAATTCGGATTCATCCACGCATAAGATGCTAGACGGCTATTCTTCTTTTTATAAGAACGGCGTCTGCACTGAAGCCCTGACTGTCGTCCGTGTTGACGGTGCTCGAGTAATCGATCATCGCCCGCCGTACTACAGCCAGCATCTCGAGGACCTGTCTGACAAGATTGATCGCCTGGTCGGCGTCAATCCTGCCGGGCTCATCTGGGAGGTTTTACCTTACAGCTGGGCCATCGACTGGTTCGTGAGTATGGATGATATTCTAGACAACGTATTCTTACGTGTCTCGAATAGGTTTGATTGCGCGTACTGGACGAGTGTCAAGTACGCTTATTATCGGACGGTTACTTACGAGATTCGTACTGCCGTCTCCGGACCCTCTTCTGGGTTCAGAGAAGAACAGTATGAAGGTAATAAGTCTCCGCTAACAATGCTAGTAACGGATTACAACCGTGAACGCGTCGATCCTCCTAGCGTGATCGATTCTGCGCGCATGCGTGGCGCCAACTTACTTAACGTATTTTGGCTCTCGCTCTGCGCACTAGGGTTCCGCAAGTAACTTAACTTGCTTGGTCGTAGACCATATGCTATGAATGATACAGTAACAGCTCACAAGCTGGTTTCAGCGAATATAACAGGCAGCGTCGTAGACGGGACCGCAAGGTCCTTTCCGCGCGTCGCCTCAAACAGTAACGTGGAGGCCATCAGACAGTCGCTGCATGTTAGCAGCGTCAGTCCGACCGTCCTTCGCGTATCTCACCAACCCCGAAAGCTCGTCAATGGCATGCAACGCTCGTTGTGCGCCATTGACCAGACTCTGTCACGCCTCGATGCGACCTCGAATGTCATCTCGACTTCGAAGTTCAAAGTGGCGTTTCAGACGGACATCCCTTCGGATGTCACTCTGACGGAGTGGCGGGAAGCAGTATACCTGCTCATTGGAATCCTAACGGAATCCAATGGTGCAGTTCTCGACGCGTTGTATAACTCGGAGCTTTGATCGGCTCTGAGCTACATAACACAAATACGAGACTCTGCTTCCGTAGTACTAGAAATCTAGTACTGCTGAAACTCTGTCTCATTCAACACTACGTATATACGTACGCATTATATGAAAACGTCTAATACAGATATATTCAAGTGCCTGTGTCTTGATCTCGGAATGCCACTTCGGGATTCTAATAAAGTTCCCGATGCTGCTGCATTGAGTGGACTCCGTAAGGAGTTACTACAATGCGCCGAGCTAAGTCGCGATGATCATTGTGAAGATAGGTGGAATGCCTTAACAAAGGACTTCCTCTATTGGTTCAATCCCGTGAGGGATATGAACATCGAGAGCGTTTCCGGATTCCGGGATGCTTATCAACTGACATCGTTTCCGTTAAAAATAAGGAAACTTCACACACATGAACAAGAACAGAACTACGTTGCGACTTTCCTCAAGAATGAGGATCGTACTCGTAGCTGGCGTGTTGATAGGAGTAATCCTGTCACACGTATTGCACGGCAACTCGTTCGGCGGCTTATGGCCCATTGTCCAATGGATCTTGCATCTCTGCATGGTCTAGGACGTCATGGTCCAGGAGCCGTCTATGGTCATGAGGTAGGTACGGATAAGAACTTCTTCTCCGATCCCCCTCATGACTTAGCGCTCAGTTATGGACACGAATTCTTCTTTTCGAATCCGTCGTTCTTGGCTGAGTACGCTATGACGAGTACTATCGATAGAGCACCCCGGCACGTTATCTCTCGGCTTGCGTTAGTCCCAAAGGACTTCCGCGGTCCGCGAGGCGTGTTTACGTCTCCTAAGGAAGCCATGTTCTGCCAACTTGCGCAGGACGCTGCCTTAAAGAGCCTGACCAAGACAACTTGGTGGGGACTCTGCTACGATCCGAACGACCAATCTCCTTCACAGGAGGTTGCGTTTCTAGGATCTGCGAATCGAAGTTGGGCGACGTTGGATTTATCCGACGCGTCTGACCTCGTTCCGCTGTCGTTAGTTGCATATCTGTTCAATCGCCAGGATTACCTGGCATTAGCTCGCACACGGCCTAGTTATGTTGAACTTCCAAATAAGGAAGGACTGCATCGCATGGCCATGTTTTCACCTATGGGAGACGGTAAGACCTTTGCGGTTCTTACCCTCATAGTTTCGGTATTGACGATCGCGTCTATGTTAGATCGCGATGGGTTCGATGCCGATGAATTGATCCCTATGGATGCAATTCGTGAGCGCGCGAAGCTAGCTCGCTTCTTTGGCGATGATATCGCCGTCGAAGATAGCTACTTCGTTGCTGTATGTGAAGGTCTTGAGATTCATAACCTCAAGGTCAATAAGCAGAAATCGTTTCACAGAGGTAACTTCCGTGAGGCTTGCGGCATGGACGCTTATCGCGGCTATGACGTTACGCCTCTCCGGCAGAAACCGGATTTTGATCTAACCTTCGGCTACCACAAGGCAGTCGAATTCCATAATAGGATGGTTAGGTTTTATCCGCACCTCAGCAGAACGATTGGGTTAGTACGCTCCCTTATTGAGAGCGCCTATCCGAAGGCTGGCTACACTAGTAATAGTGTGCGACACCCGAACTGTATCTTGGTTCCTAAAGAGGAGATGAATCATCTACTCTTCGGACCGCGGTATGGGGCAAGACGTTGCTGCCCGCTTAGGTTTAATCCAGATACGCAAGTACCTGAATTACTAACTTACGCACCGATAATCGAACAAAATTCGATTAGCAGTTTAAATCCCTGGTGGGATCTAAATTATTGGTTACTTACTAAGCATAGCTCGGGTCTTGATACAGGCAACTGTGTTGAGACCGAATGGATCAGTGATGATCATATCGATTGTCGCGGGTCCCGTATTGCTACCAAGCAATATGAGGCTATGCTCCGTAAGGCCACCAATAGGCGCGTCTGCGTTAGGCGAGTAGGTTTACCGCTCGCCTGGGTTACGATTGAATGATCGTAGCTGACGGTTAATCCGTCTGGATGGGTGCTG